CCTGCTTTCTGAATGCGTAGCTTGGATCTGCCTGAAAATCGAAAGTGAATCTTCCGGGGTCATACTCGCCAGACTCTACACCAGCTTGCAGGCGATCAAGTGACTGTTCACCAATCTCGCGCCACGGCGCGTTGTCCTCCCTTTGTTGAGCAAACACTTGTTTCTGAAAAGCGATCGTTTCCCGATTTGCCGCTACTGAAGCATCAGAAGCTTTACCTGCTGCCTTGGATTGTTTTTTGCTGCTCATATAAGATGCACCCGCGCCAATTACTGCGCTACCAACTACTGCGCCTGCAACACCCATAAGTCACCTGTGGCCTTTTTCTTGAAACGAATAGGAAAATGCGGTTAGGTCACACCCCCACATATCTTTAACAATCTCTTTTGTCTCATCATCATAATAGTCGCTATAGTGACAATGGTCAGTGCCGTTGAGGGTTTCCAAATTATCCGCGTCAAAACAATTATCAAGATCGTAGTCTTTTATAAACTTCCTAATCCCTGCTTTCAGATCCTCAAACCTAATCACTGTGAACCGATAGCTTAGGTCGTGCTCCATAAATTTGACTTGCGGAATTGCATGAAAAAAGTTTTCATCCTTGCTGAATCGGTGAAATCCCCTAGCAAAACTTAGGAAATCTTTAGTGTCGATATCGTATATTTTCCCAAGGTCATGCTTTTTTGCGAAGAAGTACATGGATACCAGTCGATCAAACGGGTTCCTCACCACGGCAAGCACAGGTTTTTCCAGGATGTAGCTGCCAAGGTTATGCTGTAGCTCGGATATGCTCTGGTGCGAAGACTCAAATATACCAAGGTGCTTCGGGTTGTCCGCGCTCAGGTACTCGTTCCTGACAGTGTTTGCTGTTCCAAAAAAGGAATACAGAGACGTGCTGGCGTTCTTGGGTATCCGAATGAACGTCACAATGGCATCGTCGCTCATTTTTCGATCCCTAAAAGTGTCATGTTGTCAGGCTTGCCGTTGGATATTACTGCGTTGGTCAAATATCCCTCTTTTTTCATGCCTGCTGCCAGTGCATGTTTCAGGACAATGGCGTAATAATCCGGAACCAGTGCCACTATCTTTATGAAATCCGTGTTCTCAAAGATCCATTCTATTGCCTTCTTTGTGTGCTTGTGCAAGTCCTCGCCCCAGTATTCTGGAAGGTAGTTTACGTGCCCCTGGCAGCACGCAAGGCTGTTGAAAGCATGAAACACAATTAGACCAATAGCAGTATTTCCACGCTTGCACACCAGATAATAAATATTTTCCTGATTTTCAGGATCAAACGCTTCTATCGGCATATCTGATATCCGGATTTTAAGGCGCTTGCTCGACAATATAGAGCGCACTAAAGCGGTATCAAAGGTGCGCTCTATGACCGCATTCATTTACACCACCGACACGCCAGACGCGAACAGAAGAACCACGCTGGCATCGTCTGCTACCGCGTGTATCTCGTCACCTGCCGCCATAATGTGTCCTTCCAGCTGGTAAACCGCTGCCGTTTGCCCCGCGTCCAGTGCCAGCTGCTTAATGACAATGTTGCTTGAGTCGGCTGATCCACCCGTAGGGACAACGTGAACGTCGACGTTTTGCACGCCTGCATCCGTATTGGTCAGCGTGAATTTGCTGATAATCACGCGCTTGCTGGCCGGTGCGGTGTAGTAGCTGGCAAGGCTGGCGGTCAGTGCCGTGACTGCAATTAGCTGAATCGGTTTTGCGTTCATGGAGTTACCTCAGTAAGTTCTCTTCAGATAAGAAGTGCTGTGCGTAGATCATGCGTTATGCTCCCGGCCACGCAAAGTCTGGCAACTCTGCAAGCAACTCATCGACTGTCGGAATAGCCCGCGATCCACTTTCAACATCGGCAAGAATGGCATAGCCCTTTGCCCAGACTTCATCACGCCATGAAACGCCTGCCTGACCTTCAGCGGCGAACTTTGCGGCGGTTGATGTGGCATAGGTGCATAGGCTCAAGATGCTGTCGTAGCCTCTCTCCTTGGCCTTATCGTCAAGCATGGACTGGATAGCTGAGGTAAGCCGAGACTTCGTGGATGCTAAGAACTCCTCCTGCAACACGGCTGCTGATTTAACATTGATTGATCCCATTACACAGCCCCTTGGCGAGTAAATGCTTTAGCTGTACCACTGAATACTTTCTCTTGATTCAGCTTCACGTACACGGTATCTGGATCGTAACTTGCGCTTTTCAGTGCGCCAGATGCTTCCCAGTGACCTGAGCCTACGCCTTGGCATAGTGTTACATGCAGCTCACCGGCATCGTCACGGTACGCTTCACGGATGATCTGACTGGGTGACGTATCCAGTGTGTCTACAACAACGGATTGAAACTCTGCACTGGCGACAAGTGAAGACAAGTCAAAGTCTTCTTGTTCCCCTTTACAGAACGCGGTGATAATTTCACCGTTAAAAGCGTAGTGAGTGACAGGTGTGCCTGTTGGTATTACTGTGATCTTCATAGTGTGCTCCTTGTGGGGTTCTTTATTTCCAGCGGCCAGTTGCTAGCGCGGTAATATCTGCACTGTCATTGGACACACCATCAGAATCATACAGATTTAATAATACAGATGAGGTAGTCCTACCACCCATAACCGTCTGATTGGTTTGGCCAGTTCCACCGCCAGTTTTTTCTACGCCAACGTAAATTTGGGCGGCAGAAAAAACCACTGGGTAAGTCCACGTAATCTCAGCACTATTTACAATCGCAGACTGCAATGTACATATCTGAGTACCATCAGCCCACCGCGTCCACTCCCCATCAGCATTACTCCCACTCTCTACAATAGGATCGCCGCCGACTTGTGGCATGGCTGCGAAGTTGGCAGCTGCGCCACCCGCTATCTCTGCATACTGAGTGTCCGTCCACTGCCTTTGACCAATAACAGAAACGGCGTAACCGCCAGCAGCGGTGTCTGTACTCGTGTTTAAGATAACTCTGGTGCCGTCGCCAGCGCCAATATTTCCATATACCAGCCCAACTCCAGCAGGCGAGCTTGTCCATGTTATTTCTGCGTCATAAGAGTACCCTGTACCCTGACACACACCAGCCTCCAGTTCTTGGATAGTAAGCAGCCTTGCCCCGCGCTCTGCCGCCTCTTCTACTACCTGTGCAAAAGTGAGTGCTGCTCCAGTGCCCGTGCGAAAGCCCTGAATGTGTGGATATGCGGCAATGGCAGTTTTAACACTTTCTGGGATGTCTGAGCTAGATGCCAGTGTGGTACTGGGGTAGGCAAGACTTCCTGTCAGCTCGTCAACTTCTGTTTCAGTGTAGGTATTGGCTTTGTCTGCTTTTGTGTTAAGCAGCCCGTCAACTTCCGTCTCAGTGTAGGTTGTCGCTTTGTCTGCTTTGTCGTCCAGAAGGTTGTCAACTTCTGTTTCAGTGTAGGTATTGGCTTGATCGGCATACTGACTATGTGGGTCAGGTAGCGCGACGTGATTGCTTACAGCATCAGAAGCGGCGCGACCTGGACGTTCAATAATCATTACCAGCGTGATTAAGCTTTCTACATGCTCACGCAACTCTCCAATCTCACTGTGAAGCCCGGCCATATCAGACAGTGTAACCGCTCGGAGTGATTCTATCGCATCAAGTACGTCAGGCTGTGGCGCCTTGGCATGAACCAGGGCGGATAGGTTTTGAATGGCCTCGTTGATTTGTTCCTCACTGGCTCCTTTTTGCCCTTCCAGGAATGAGGGCTGGCCAATTTCTGCGTCACTGGCGCTTGTTGGCTTAAAAACCGGGTAGGAATTGGTCACGTCCAAATCTTCAATCGCGTCTACTTCACCACCTGTGCGCTGCCATAACCTATGCATGAACTCGATAAACGGCCTGGTCGGTCTGCCGGTTTTCATATCAATGATCTGCATGTTGACTGGTGGCGGATCGACCTTAATTCCTGCCATTTTCGACCTCCGCGTATGCCCCAACGATTGCAACGGGTATCGGGTCGCTGATCTCTACCTTGTACTGGCGCTGCCTGAACATTCCCAGGCGGTTCCATTGCACTCTAGTAAGGTAACTACCAATCTTGCCGATTGGTGACCAGTGTTCATTGCTCCACGTCTTGCCGCCATCGTCTGACCATTGCAGCATTGCCTGTGGGTCGTCGCCTTGTCCGGTCACCAGGCCAACGCCACTGTCCATATCCAGTTCCAGGCAGTGCATGATTGCCCGGCTACGGTTGCTGTGAATCGGCGGCGACACGGCAATGCGCAAAATTTCGTCCACGTTATCTTCATAGATATTTAATGCCATGGTGTAGACGTTGCCGTTTTGGTAGTCGCCAACCAAATGCTGGCCATAAGCGTAAACGTGGCATTCCGTGTGGTGCCTGCCCCACTGGTAATGGCTGCGCTCATGCCATAGGCCGGTTGCAGCATCAAAAACGAGTGTCAGTTCTTTCGATGGGAAGGTGATTACATAGAACGAATGGCCTTCCTCGATGTAGGTATAAGCGAAAGCGTCCGGGTTGTTGTCGCCTATACGGGCTTCAACGGCGTGCGTGCTGGCCCGCATTGGCTGATAGCCGGATGCCCGGTAAATCATGCCGTCATTGCCCAACCAGTAAACCGTGTTATCCAGCTTGGCTACACTGCCCGGGGCCTCACAGCCTTTTTCGACAAATGCGCCCTGCATCCGTTCAAAAGGAAAATCTACATCGCCACTGTTGTACCAGACTTCAATAGACTCAACGCCAAACACCCACAGTTCCCGGTGATCGGATATCACGGCCACAGCGTCATCCGGGGATCCTTCAGCGGTTGCAAACCGCAACGGGTCAAACTCGGTTGATAGCAGGTCAGACAGGAAGAATTGCCCGGTGCCGGCGCGGTTGAAAATGAAATAGCCGTCCTGATAGGTGACAGTGTTTGCCGGATACCAGCCATCACCACTCAGCTGCCGCAATCCGTCGATGGGATTGTATGCGTACCCTTTCCGGCCATCCACGAATACCAGGTCAATGCCGTTTGAGGCTGACGATACAGGCCCGGCCTGATCTATCTCGCCCTCTTCTGTGTAATCGCCAAACTTGTCGATGGTGTAGAGCCGGGTTGCTGTGACGGCATAGACAACGCCATTCAGCTTGTTCAGGGCTTTTACAGGCTTGGTGGGCAGTGACGAAAAGACTCTGGTGCCTGGCGTGCCATACAGCGCTACAGGCGCTTTGCTGTCCTGCGGCAATGCTTCAGCGTACAGATTTACCAGGCGTGAACCGTTGGCGGCGTCTGATCGCGTTTTGTGGCTACCTGTTGCCCACTGAATAGGTTGTTTCATCCACCTGGCCCACTGTAAACGTCATACCCCCCAGCCTCGTATGTCAGGCCGGGGTCCATTTCCAAGTCTCGATTGCGACTCAGACTGTTGATCCGCTTCAATACCTTTCTGGCCTGCGCGTACTGTGCAGCCATCACGGCGGTCACGTCCTTGCCGTACTCCGGTGCAAGCTCCAACGCCAGACCAAGGCGAATGGCCCGGTCATACCCTGGCGGAAAGCTAACTTCTGCCGTCAGTGCGGGCAGATCCGTGATTGGTTTCGCGCTAATCATGGCCAGCTTGTTGCCGCCAGCCACTGGAATACCACTGAGGCGCAACACACCAAGCGGGTTGCTGGACGTGTAATAGGCGTATTTCGGAAAGGTCTGAACGGTGTCCTTGATCGGGATGTTCGCCCAGGTGTTAAGCCCTACCAGGTCAATAGGGAAGGAATTTCCTTCGGTGTCGATGATTCGCAAGTTTTCAATCGTTGTCGGGCGCACGGTGTCGAAGTCGCCACCATCGCCAATCGTGAACTCGTTTTGCGGGGTCAGATCGAATTGTTCATGCACCAGGGCAGGCACAAGCAGGGTTTCATTGCTCCAGCTGTCCAGCATCTGCTTTGCATACAATAATGCGTCCTGCAATTCCGTGGGCCTTGCTTCTTCCCCACTTGCTAGGACGCCAATGCTACGCAGTGCGCTGTCAATCAGTCGTTTGGTAGTTGCCATGGTCTTTTACTCCAGGCCACTACGGACCTTCTCAATAAGCGTGTCGGGCTTCCAGGCTTTCATCATCTTCACGCCAAGATACCGGCCCAACTTTACCAGTTCGTCCTTGTCCAGCTGCTCAGGATCTTTATTAAAGCATGCCATCAGCTGGTCGCGTTCTTCATCGTGCCCTTCGAGAGCGGTTTCTTGCTGCTCGGCTTCGGCTTTGAAGTCTGCCGGTGACTCGCACCATCCCTGTTTTGCCAGTGCGTCCATATCATCAACGTCTGTATCGAAGATTTTCGCCTTCTTGTTGGGATGATACCGCCATGTTTGCATGTTCTTCTCCGTCAGGAAGAAAGGGGCCTTGTGGCCCCTATCTCATATTGCTGGTTTACACAGCCGCGCTGAACGGTGTGGCTTCGGTGCCGGTCTGCTGAATGATGCCATTCACAGCCCACACGTTTTCGGCCACGTCCACCAGTTCTACACGGTCGCCAACGATACCGCCAGTTGTGCCGCCGTCCATTGTGATCGTGTCGGAATCAGATTCCGCTTCCCATCCGTTGACGGACGAATCGGTATCCGCTGCGCCAATGACCACGCCCTGCATAATGTCGTCAGAGTTGGCCACTTGGATCACGTTGGCATTGCTGGTGACTGTTGTGCCGACGATGAAGGTATAACGGAATCCTGAGCCCGTAGAGGGCGGGAGCGTTACTTCTGCACCTGCGGCGGCGTTGACCACGTACACTTCATCAGGAAGGCGCGGCGATACGGTTACGTCTTGAGCTACCTTACGCATGGTTATGTCCTCTCTACAATTTCAAGAGCAAAGGCCGGTGTTACCCGGCCCTGCTGGTTAGCTTTCGTCTGACCACAGCCGGTGCGCAAGCTCCGGATAGATCAGATCCGCACCCCACACGGCGTCAATACGTGTGATTTCGGAATGGTTACCGATATCGTAGGCGCCGGTCATGCTCAGGGAAAGCCCGGATTCCGGATCACGGACACGGGATTTCACAGTTGCAGACTGCGGAAGCTCCAGGTCAACCATTGCCAGCGCAAGGGCGTCACGGTGGAACAGGTAGTTCTGACGATACGCGGTATCTGCCGTACCCAGGACAGTGATTGAGGCGCCGTCTGCCGGTGCTGCGCTCACGTTCTGGAATGCCGCCAGACTGAGAGTATTACCCTCATTGTCCACGGTGGTCAGCGTGCCATCGTTGATGGCTGGGCTGATTGAGATGGTCGCGTTACCGCTGCCGTCCGAATTCACGTCCTCTTGAGCCACGAAATACTGCAAGCGTCCGGTGCTTTGGTAGTTCTGCGGGTTGATTTCAAACACCCCGCCAATCGTGAACACGTCACCCGCTTTAAGCAGGCCGGTAATGCCGGTGTCCCATCCGTCAGTGACCAGGGTTGAACCTGTCTGGCCTGCACCATTGATAAGCGGCGTACCTGCGTAGGCGCCTACTGTGTGCGTTGGCACGTTCTGAGACTGGAACAGGTCAATGTCAGCCAGCGGCCCCATGTAACCTTTCTGAAGCGATTGCTTCACCATCATTTCGTTGAACTTGGTGGAAATGTCGTCGGAAATCTCCGCGCCATCCAGCAAATTCATAATGCCACGGCGCATACCATCGTCAGGTACACCCACGTTGCCCATGTGGGCCTTGGCAAGATGGAATGACTTGGTGCCGATTGCCGTGCCGGGCGTGCCGGAACTGAAAAACGAATTCTTCAGCTTCAGAAGCAGAGAGCGGTCAATCACGTTGGCAATCTGGATCATGCCAGACTTCAGGTAGCGCTCTGAGAAATTCTGAACAGACAGTGTGCGATCGCGCTGGTTAATTTCCAGACCGAAATGCTCTTGTCGGTTAATCTGGAACGGGATGGTCTGATCGATCAATGGCTGCTTAACCAAAGTACGGCCAGACGCGGTTTTGGTGCGGTAAGGCTTTTGCAGGGAAATGGTGTCACCCACCTTTGCAAAGCGCTTTTCCAGGTCACGATGGACCAACGGCGCCATAACCAAGTTGTTCTTCAGAAGCCGCAATGCTTCTTTCACAATGATATCGTCCGTCAAAAGACGGTTATCAACACCTTGTACGCTCATGGTTTATTCTCCAATTACCAAAAACTTCCACGCTTTTTGTCGCGCTCGTTCATGGTGCTCTCATACTCCGAAAAATCCATATCTGCTGTGGTTTTCGTGCTTGAGTCGCTACCCCTCACGGGCTCGATAGGGTCCGGCGCGGACGTTGTTTTTTTACCGGGCGGTTTAATGTTTGCCACTTTGACTTCAAGTTTCCCGATTTCACGGGCTTGAGCCATCGGGCTGAGTCCAGCGATACGGCTGGCCTCGTCTTTGTGCTTACCAAGGTAATAGGCTACGTCACCAGGACTATCAGCGTCTGCAAGAGCCTTAACCATTTCTTTGGTGATCTGCACGTCTGGCGCGGTCACCACTTCATCGAAGTCGGAATATTTCTCCCGGCTGTTGTCAAACGCATCGTTCACGTCCTCCAACGCCTCGTCATATTCCGGATCTTCTTCTTGGTTCTGGTCCTGCGTTTTGTCGTCGGCGCCCTTGTCTTTTGCATTGTTCGATCCTTTCCCCTGTTTCTGATCGGCTTTCCAGTCGGCCAGTGACTCAAGGTAGTCGTCGTAACTGTCAAAATCGGAAGGGTCCGGTTCGTCGGTGTCGCTATCGCTGATATTGTCGGTTTGGCCGGTGTCTGACTTATCGCCAGAACCTTTTAGCTTGGCCAACTCCTGTTCTGCCTTTTTTGCACGCTCGGTCAAGCGGTCAATGCGTTTCTGGTACCGGCCCTTGGATTTACCCTTAGACTTGGCACCTTCGCCAGCATCGGCGGCGGGTTCTTTATCGGCATCTTCCTTGCCTTCTTCCGTTGAAACGTCCTGCCCCTCCTGTTGGGCCTCTCCTTTCGCTTGGGTAGTGGCCGACCCTTCACCCTGTTGTTCCTGGTTATCGCCTTGCGGCTGATCCCCAACGGCCTCGGTAACGAAAACCTCGTAGTTTTCGGTTTCTTGCTCTGGTGTCTTGGCTTCTTCTGCCATGTCGCGCTGTCTCCATCGCGGATTTTACCCCTATGAAAAGCCACAGGTAGCTAACTGCCTACATTATAGCCTGATTTCAGGTATTACCAGCAACTTGCCGGGGTTGCTGCCCTTGTGACATAAGCTCTGACATGGCTTCAGCCACCAGGTTGCGCACGGTTTCCTCAATAGAGCCCGGTCCTGCAATCATGGCGTCCCGTTCAATCTCGGCCAGTTTGGCGCGGGCTTCCTCGGTATCAGCTTCTGCCTTAGCCATATCTGCCTGAGCCCTGGCGGTATCGGCTTCGGCTTTGGCCTTGTCTGCCTCTGCCCCTGCCATATCGGCTTCAGCTTTGGCCATGGTCGCCTGCTGCTCCGGTGTCGGCTGCGGTGGCTGAATGCCAAGCTCGTCGGCTTCGTCTTGGTCCAGTATGCCCGGTGGCAATATCTTCTTGAGGCGCTTGCTGATTTCGTCGGCGCCTGGCCAATCCATGTTCTTGGCGATCAGATCCGCCAGCACGGCGGCAGACGATGGCACAGCTTGAGCAAACTGGATCAGGCTGTCAGCTGCTTCAAGGCGTTGCGTCTGGTATCCAGGGCCTGACTTCACAGTTACGTCAAACTTACCTTGCGCCATATCACTGACCATCACAGGTTTCTGCGTTTCCTCGTCCATGATGGTCTGGTTGATCCTGAGCCAATCCCCGGTGCTGTCCTCAAACTGGATCCGGATTACTCGCTCACTGTCGTAAACCTTTGGAATCAACTCAACGCAGATATCACCAATGCGGCCTATGGCCCTGGCCAAGTTGTCGTTATAGGCAAACGTGCCACGGTCGCCCTGCTGCTGGCGTGCCAGTATGGCTTTACCACTGGTTTCGTTGCTCTGCGCACCTACGCTGGCATCGTACAGGCCAATGGTGGCCTTCATTTCATCCGTGAAGCTCATGGCAATCTGAAGCTCTGCCGTGGGCATTGGCGTGCCCTGGTTGCGCTGCGGTGGCGGTACGTCATTGCGGGCGTTGTATCGAAGCACGCTCTGGTTGTCGACGTTGGCGTTTGCCCATTCTTCCTCGTAGCCCTCGATAGATTCAGCGTCAGCCACCCAGGGCGCCTTGGGCGCGAGTGCAGATTTCTCGGTTGCGGCCGTCATCCAGAAGTTGTGCATCCGTTGGGCGTCTTTGCCAAACCGGATCAGGCCACGGTAATAGGTTTTGTCACCCAGGGTCATTTCCTTGCCAAGCACGGGCGCCACGGGAATGCTGCGGCCGGGCCACGTTACCGGGCCTTCCAGGATATCGTAGGCGGTGACCTTCGCCCACTTCACAATGTAGGTTTTGACCTTGCGCCGGCGCTTCTCGGTAACGCCCATTTCCATGAGCTCGTCCAGCACGGGCTTTACTTCATCCTCCCACACCACACGATCGTCACTTAGCAATAGCAGTGTGCGGTTCTTCGGCTCTCGCCAGAAGTATTCCGCCACCCTGATACCTTCCTCGCTCACCCACCAGGAATATTCACCACGGTCTGAGTCAATCAGATCCCCTCGAACTGCTTCCGGATAGCGCTTTTCAAACTCCTTCTTGCGCATCCGCTCACCAATGAAACACCAGTTAGCGTCTGAAAAGTCGGGTTCGTCGGCGTCCGGGTCCATCAGCACAGCAAAACGGTTGTGAATGCTTTTAATGCAAAGATCCTGCTCAAAGGCATCATCGGTGGAATACTTGGTCAATACGCGCAACCAGCCAAAGCCGCCTTCAACGGCGTGCTGAAACGCGGTGTCATAGTGGGCTTCGGCTTTGCTGTTGTACTCAATGTTCCGAATCAGGGCCTCGTACACTTCCGCCAGCGAGTAATTCACTTTGCCGGTCAGGTTCTGCATCTGCTGCGGGTCGTCCTCGCCACCACCTGCTACGTTCGCCTCTGTCGGATGCACTTTGATGGCAGGTCGGTTCTGGCGCTGGTCGCCCAATACCTGGTCCACGTACTGCGGTAGCTTGTTCAGGGTCAGGCACGGTCGCTGCTTCAGTTCGCGCTGTTGCTTGATGTAATCAGGCCACTGCTCCCCGGCAAGGAACTTTATATCTTCTTGTGCGGCGTCAAAGTTGTGCTTCCATGCGGTATTGGCGTAATCCGCACGCTCCCGGATCTCTTTAAGCAACGACTCTTTGCTGTCGTCCTCACGGGTTTTTATGGGTTCTTTACCTGGCAACATGGTCCTGTCCTCTCTTAGGCGCCAAGCCAACCACCCGGTCCAGCGCTGCGGGCATGACTTGTCTGCTTCGGCTTTTCTTCTTTCCAGTTTAGCCCCATCTGTTGGAGCGCATCGGTGTAGTTGGTGGCCCACTTCGGCCCTACGGTGTCTTTGAATGTTTCATTGTCGTGATCCCACTCCCGGCGTAGCGCTTTGATCGCCTTCCACCCGGTATGGCTGGCCATATCGCCCTGGTTCCCGGCAATGTCAGTGTCACAGCGCACCTTGTCGATCCAGATTCGCGGGAACAGTGCCTTCAGGGCGTTGATAGATTCCCGCTTGCTCTTGGTTCTCGGTACCGTTGTAAACTTGATGCCCATTCGTTTGGCGGTCTGTAACCGGCTTTCCCCGGACAATAGCTCCCTCACTTCGATATCGTGCGGCGCCAAATGCTTGCCAAACCGCACGCCATACTTGTCTGCGAAGTCATGCAGCCAGTTTATGTAATGCTCCATGCCCTCATCACGGTTGCCGTAACAGGCAATACAGCGAATCTCTTTGCGGTGGATCTGCACCAGCCACAGTGCCATATCGTCGTTGATGCCAAGATCCCAATACGTGTGCACGGGCAGGCTTTTCTCAACGGGAAGGTTGGCAATGCGCCCTTCCTCGATTAAAAGCTCCACTTCATCCTTGTAAACAACACCTTCTGCTAGCGCATCATCCGGTGACTGCTGGTATTGAGCGCTGAACATATAGTTATCGGCTTTTTCCATGGCAAGCAGTGTCTCCGTGGGCTCTTTCTCTGGCCAGTAGCTGCAACGCTTCCCGGTAAATCCGGTGTCACGTATGCAGGCTTCGCGCATTTCGTCACTCAGCTGGTCCAGGTAACTTGCGTCGATTATGGCAGGGATTCGGAACTGCTGGTAATCATCCGGGCTTTTGTCGCTGTTCAGGTAGTCGGTGCTGTCGCCCTTGGCTATGCGCTGCTGCACCATGATGATGGGCACGCGGTCATGGGCAAGGCGGGAGCGAACAATGCGGTTGATACGCTTGTTGCCCTTGTCTATCAGGCGGCCACTCTCGGCGTCCTTGGGCGGTAGCGGGTCGTCCATCACCAGTGCCCCGGTAAATCCTTCTTCCATGAATCCAGCGCGGCGGCCGGTTACCTGGCCATTGATGCTGGTGCCGTATAATCGGTGCTGGTTCCCGTTCTGGTCAATGTATTTCCAGTTGTTCTTACTTTTTGTATCGCGGGAAGGGTTTAGCGGCCATAAAGTCTGATATTCCTCGCTTTCCAGGATTTCCCGAACACGGATGGCGTTCTCGCTCACCAGGTCGTCGGAGTAGGAAAGCGGGAGCCAGCGGGTTGATCTGCCCTCACCAATACATTTCAGGATGCACCAAGCCGGCCAGTGGATGGACCATATCTCTGTTTTGGTGCTGCCGGGCGCCACGTTGACGATTCCCCTGGGTATTTCCATGCGGTAAACGGATTCGGCCAAGCGGCATTCATAGGTGTGGTGCCAGTTCTTGTGGAACTTCTGCCCCTGTAGCAGCTGAAAGAAGATCCTCATAAACGCTTCAAAGGATGATTCGCTAGCCACCTTCACGGCGATCTTCTCCGCGTCGGTCATTTTATCCCACTTCAGCATTACAGCTTATCCAGTAGCTGGCTCAGGGCGTTGGCTATCTCGGGCGCCTCAACATTGGTGTTCAGCTGCATGTTGCCCTCGATCTTCTTGGGCGCGTCCCATCCTTCCATATCCGATATCTGTTTGATGGCGCCGGTCTGACTGTGCAGCTTGAACTTGAAGCCGTCGCGGCCTGTACTCAGTTCTGCGATTGCGGCAGCACTGGCAGAATCCATGGCGTCATAGTCGATCAGGCTCCACACGGTTTGATACACAGGGTTGCCGTGCTCGTCCTCTCCTACCTGTGCATCCTTGAATCGAACCACGTCTTTAACGGTGGTCCGGGCAATCTTGGTGAGGGTTTCCAGGGCTTCTTCGCGGGTCATTACGGCTTTTGCTGCTGCGGAATCAACCAAACTATTGTAAAACGCCAGCACACTACCTTTTTCCAACATTTTGCCAATCACGTTGTTGGCGCTTTTCCCTTTCGCTTTACCGCCAGCCTTCACGTAAGCATCCATTTTGCTCATGCCACTGGCGGCGTGAATCATGGTCCACTTTTGTAGGTGCGTCAGCTTTGCCGCCTTCTTTCTCTGCTCCGGCGTCAGCGTAAAATCGGCCTTAATCTCTTTTGTCATCATCATACCTTCGGTGCCTAACTGGCACGCCAAACTTCTGACAGACAAATTGCTCCATCATGTAAATGGCTCTGCCGCCCATGTGACCGCTTATGCCAGCCAGGGCGCTTGTCAGTATCAGGCTGAAGCCCATCTCTTGGCATATCAGTGCCGTCATAATCCCGGCGAACGCTGATATCGTCCACTCTCCCACCAGCTCAATAAAGCTGAAGGGTGCGCTGCCTCTCCGAACACGACTGATATAGCTCACAGTCCCTCCCCACAATGCAAGAAGCGCAAACCACATGTAACTCATACCGCCGTCGATCAGTGCCTTGAATATGTTGTGACCATTCTGACCATCAGGCATACGCTCTTGCTCCCACATTCCAATCTATTCTAGTTTGCGCTGACGCTTGCCTTATCCTGGACACCAGCTCTACAGCCTGCTGCTCATTCTCGATTACCGTGATAGCGCCCTTGAATGATCCGTGAAAGGTCACCTGCTGCGGCGTCAGCTTGCGCCTTGCAGGTTCTTTGCTTCCGTCCTTTACCTCTACCAATACGGTTATCCCACCAAAACCGACAACCAGATCCGTAAATCCATCGTGCGCTGCGCTGGTAATGGCAACGCTAATACCCATATCCCGCAATAGCTTCACCAGTGCGGGCTGGTTTTTGTCAATCTTTGCTGCCATTCTTGCCGCCACCTTGGAGCCTCGATGCCAGTGCCTGAATCAATCCGCCTTGGGGCGTTTGGCCTGCGGATACTTGCTTGTCCTGGCTGCGCTTGGCCACACTGATACCCAATACCGCCAGCGCTACCGCCCACATAGGTGTCAGTGCACCAATGGCCTGAGCGATATCCCCGGCCTGTGTTGGCTTCATAATGAATACCCAGGCAATAGCGATAGATTGCAGTGTCCATGATATGGCGGCCAGATAGCCAAACGTGGGGCGCCACCTGCGCACAAATGCGTCATTGCTGGCGGCCTCTGCTCTCATGGTCTTGTTGACGCTGGCCATTTTGGAAGTCTCAGCCTCAAGGATCATGCTTCGCAGTTCCCGTTCGTGTTCCTGTTCCAGCTTCTTGATCCGTTCATACGCTGCCGGGTCTTGCTCAAGCATCTGTTTTACTTTGTCGGGCTCGGCGTCTGTTCCCAGGGCCTGAGATATCAGACCACCCACGGCGCCACCAGCGGGACCACCCAGGAGCGTGCCCACTACCGGCGCGGCCTTGCCTATCATGCTGCCAATGTCGGACCAATCCATACCAGGCTCCTTCAGTCTATGCGCTTTTTTGCGCGGGAAGCCCACCAGGCGGGGATATCCATATTCGGGCAGGTCTTGCGGCTGTCAAGATCCCGGTGCCCTACTACTTCGGCATCCGGGTATTCGGCTTTCTTGGCAAGTAGCCACCCCTCCAGGGTCCGTAGCTGGTCCTCGTCGGGGGCGGTGTTGGTGATAATGCAAATGCCAAGGCTGTCGGAGTTGTCGCCCTGGCCGTCCTCGTCAAAGTCTCTAACGTGGGCGCCCTGCCAGTAATCCGGGCGGCCTGGCTCAATGTCGGCGGTGCCGGTGATAACGGCGTTGTAACCTATGCCGTCCCATCCTCTCTGTTGGTGCCATCTGTGAATGTCTGCGGCGGTGTCGCCTCTGTCCTTGGGGCTGTCGCTGATATGAACGACCAAATACCTAATCTCTCTCATGCAATCCCCGACTGAAAAGAAGTTTATCTTTTAGTTGTCTTTGTCGCCTGCTTGCTTTCGCCACCAACGGCGAATATCGCCATTAAGGCAGATCCCAGGAAAACGCCAGCGGCAAACACGGTCGGGTTAATCTTCATGGCTTTATCCCCTTAATCGTAATAACGCCCAACTCCACCATACGGCGCCACGTTCTGGTTTGTGCCCTGCGATAATACCATTCCCGGTGTTCAGATTCAGATTCTGGCCACTTTCTCCGGTTGTCTATCGCATCGTGACACGCACTGCAAGTGTAGCACGCGCTCAGGTCGTCGGCCTTCTTGCCCATGCCGTTTGATTCGTCCGGAAGGTGCGCCAGTATCGTGGTGGCAGGGTCGTAGTTGCACACGCCCATGAGATTGAGCGTGCAGGCTTCATTGCGGGCGGAATCCCGCATTTTCTGAGACTTCACTATTTTCCCCTGGCCTGTTGGTATCCGTTGGGCTGTGAATGCTGCTGGTAGGTGCCCGGGCTTTGCTGCTGGCCTTCCGGCTTGCTGTCCAGCATCTGCATGCTGCCGTTGATATCCACCACGACTTCCGTGGTGTAAACGTCCTGGCCCTCCTTGTTCTGCCATTTCCGGGTCTGTAGTTTGCCCTCGATGTAGACCTTGGAGCCTTTACGCAGATACTGGCCGGCCACCTCCGCAATTTTCCCGAACATAACAATCTTGTGCCACTCCACCTTTGGCACCAGCTGCCCGCTGTTCTTGTCTTTGTAGCTTTCATCCGTGGCGATACTAATGCTGGCCACAGCGTTGCCGTTCGGTGTATATCGCACCTCTGGGTCTTGGCCCAGGTTGCCGATAAGAATGACTTTATTGACGCCCCTGCTCATTGGCCTTGCTCCTGTTCGTCAAGTAACACTCTCGCTTCTTTCACTACAATCAGATCACGCTCAATGCGTCGGTCAAGATCGCCAGACCTACGGGCTTCAATCTCGCTTTCAAGATCATCGGCAAGCTCTTTCATAACTGTGCGCCATTTTTCCGGCACATCGGCGCTGGCAGGGTGGGTGTAGAGGGGCGTCCTGATTCGGGTATCGCCTTCTGCCGCGTGCTTAGGGTGGTCGCAAAACTCGCTGGGCTTACCGTTCACATCTGTAAAACAGAACGCAAACGGCT